GAAATATTTCCAAAACAAACAGAGATACTTGTTGAACGTGGGGACACAGGTAACTTTTTAAATCTACCCTACTACAATGAAATGAAAGGACTACGTTATGCTATCAACGATAATGGCGCCGGTTGTACACTTGAGGAATTTTATCAGCTCTATGATAAGTTTTCTTTACGAAGCGAAGAGGTGGAACAAATTAAAACGGAAAAGAAAAAAATAGAAGAAGCATTTCCTGGAGGACCTCCTTGTTTAAACAAGTTAGCAACAACAGGTTTTGGTGAGGGGTCCAGGAATAATGCACTATTTAATGTAGCGGTATATTATAAGCAAGCACATCCAGATACTTGGGAAGATGAAATTGTAAAAGCAAATATGAAATTTATGGAACCACCATTAAGTAATAGTGAGGTTCAACAATTAATTAAATCAGTAAACAGAAAAGGTTATGACAAGTATAGATGTAAAGATGCACCTATTAATGCAGTATGTCAATCTGGTTTATGTAGAACAAAAAGATTTGGTGTAGGTTTTGGCGAAGAAGAGATGCCAGTATTAGGAAGCTTAACTAAATATTCATCTAATCCACCACAATGGTTTTTAGATGTAGATAAAAAAAGAATAGAATTAAAATCAGAACAACTTTACAGTCCAAACTTATTTGCGTTAGCGTGTTTAGATCAAGCAAATCTAATAGTACCAATACCAAAACCAAAAGATTGGAAACAACATTTTTTAAAACCTATGATGCAAGGACTACAAGAAGTAGAACCTTTAGAGTCTTTAGATCCTATTAATGAATTGACTGGACTCTTGCAAGACTGGACAACAAACAGACAATCAGCAAGAGTTGTAGATGATGTATTTAACAAACTACCATACACTGATGAGAAGAGAGAATACACATACTTTAGAATGGAAGACTTTTATAATTTTTGTAAAAGAAATCATTGGGAGAAAGATAAAAATCAAACGGGTAATTTAATTAAAAGACTCGATGAGTTTGTAGGAGAAGAAAGAGTAAGAATTAAAAAACAACAACCAAGACTAATCAAGATTAAAACAATGAAACAAAGTGATGCGTCTGTATCTAAGGTTACGTATCAAGAAGAAAATTTTTAATGTTTGATAAGGATGTGGGAGTTAATTGGCATTTACGGTTTCGTTTAAAACTAGAGAAACTAGAAAAAGAAAACGAATATCTTAAGATGAAAAACAGATTACTAACAAGAAAAATAAAAAAATATGAAGACAATAATACTAGGACCACCAGGAACAGGGAAGACAACAACACTATTGAATCTAGTCGATCAGTTCATACAGGACGGCGTTAGACCAAAACAGATTGGGTATTTCTCATTTACTAAGAGAGCTGCAACAGAAGCAGCATCGAGGGCCGCGGATAAGTTTGGCTTGGACAGAGATAATGATTTAGCATTCTTTAGAACTTTACACTCTTACGCATTTAATCAGTTAGGTATGACAAAAGAAAAAATGTTAGGAGCCGATGACTACAGAGAGTTTGGTGAGAAATGTGGCATACCAATTAAGACAGCAAAATTTTCTGACAGTGATGGTACATTTAATTCTGATAATGAATACCTTACAATTATAAATACTGCAGCTGTAAAAAGAATAGACTTATTAGACTACTATGATTCAAGACAGAACATATTAGATATAGAACGTAGCACTTTATTTCTATTGTCAGAAGAACTAAAAAGATTTAAAAAAGAAAAAGGTTTGAAAGATTTTAACGATTTACTAGAAGATTTTATTGCAAAGGAATCTATAAATAAATTTAAAGTTTTGTTTATAGACGAGGCGCAAGACTTGTCTTTGTTACAATGGGAGATGGTAAGAAAGATTTGGAGTCGTGCAGAAAAAACTTACATTGCAGGTGATGATGACCAAGCTATATTTAAATGGGCCGGTGCAGATGTAGATCACTTCATAGCACTTAAAGAAGAAGTTGATGACATACAAACATTAGATCAATCTTATCGTATACCTGGTGGACCCATACACGAACTGTCACAAAAAATTATAGGACAAGTACAAAATAGATTTGACAAAAATTATAAACCTAGAGCAGAGGAAGGATTGTTGCGTAGATACTCTGACATTACACAAGTAGATATGAGTGAAGGCAATTGGTTAGTCTTATCTTCTGCAAATCATTTTTTAGATCAAGTAAAAGAAGTATGTGAACTTAGAGGTTGGTACTATCAATACAAAGGACGTAACTCTATACCACTTAAACTATTGTTAGCATTAAATAATTGGGAAGCTTGGCGTAAAGGTGGACTATTAAATCAACTAGAAATAAAAAATATTTATGAATACCTTGGATCAAGTGTATTAGAAGGATTTAGAAAAGGTAAAACATTACACGCAGAAGAAAAATATAGTTTAGAAGAATGTCAGAAAGATCACGGACTACTAGTAACAACAGTTTGGTACGAAGCATTTGAAGGATTAGATGCTATGACTGAAAATTACATTCGTAATATGAGGGCGAATGGTGAAACGTTAAATAAAAATCCTCGTATAATAATGTCAACTATACACGGAGCGAAAGGAGGAGAAGCTGACAAAGTTTTATTGATGCAAGATATAACGAACGCTGCACTCGAAACATTTAGTTATGATCCAGATGAACTACATAGATTATTTTACACTGGAGCGACGAGAGCGAAGCGTGAATTACACGTCTTAGATCCAAGAGATTTTGATCGAGCTTACATACTATGACAAAAAAAGGTAAATTAATTTTTAAAGTTAAATCTTTGATACTAAAATGTAGGCAAAAAGCTAAATTTTTATTAGCTGTAAAATTAAAAAATATATTAAAGGAGATAAAATGAAAAAACTATACAAAGAACTAAAGAAAAAAGGAGTTGTTAATGACAAGGTTAAACTTGGTAAATTAGAATCAATGTTTAAGCAGGTAGGCGGGACCCATTATATGTATATGGCCATTCAACCTGCAGAATTTATTAACGCAAATAAGTTGCTTTTTGCTGAAGGCAACGCTATAAAGTATATATGTAGACACTCAACTAAGGGTGGCATACAAGATATAGATAAAGCAATACACTATCTTGAGATGGTAAAGGAAAGAGACTACAAGTGAGAAGTACACAGATACCTTTGTTTACTCCAGAAACGGAGTGGGTTATGCCAGAAGAATTAAAAGATCTTCGTGGGTGTAAAGAAATAGCAATAGATTTAGAGACTAATGATCCACACTTAAAAGAGCTAGGCTCTGGTAATGTGACTGGAAAAGGGCACATTGCAGGCATTGCGGTGGCCGTAGAAGGCTGGTCAGGGTATTATCCGATACATCACGAGCAAGGTGGTAATATGGACAAAAACCTCGTTTTAAACTGGTTAAAAGATATCTGTAATCAGGTTGATACTACATTTATATTTCACAATGCAATGTATGATATCTGTTGGTTAAGATCAGCAGGTGTAATAGTTAAAGGTAAGATAGTTGACACTATGATAGCAGCGTCTTTGATTGATGAGAACAGAATGTCTTATCAATTAAATACATTAGCAAAATTTTATATAGGAATGGGTAAAGATGAATCTGTATTACAAGCAGCAGCAAAAGAATATGGACTCGATGCTAAAAAAGATATGTGGAGATTGCCTGCATTATTTGTAGGACAATATGCTGAACGTGATGCAGAGTCTACACTTAAACTTTGGAAAAGATTAGAGACAGAATTATATCAACAAGAGTTGTGGGATGTATTTAACCTGGAGACAAAATTGTTTCCTTGTTTAGTTGATATGAGATTCAAAGGTGTAAGAGTTGATTTAGAGAAAGCGGCAAATATTAAAAAAAATCTTATGCAAAGAGAAGCTAAAATTGTTAGTAAGATCAAAGGTTTAACAGGAATTGATGTAGAAATACACGCAGCCCGGAGTATCGCAAAAGCGTTTGACAAATTAAAGATGCCGTATGACAGGACAGAGAAAAGTAAAGAGCCAAGTTTTACAAAAAACTTTTTACAAAATCATCCACACGAATTACCAAAACTAATTGCAGATGCAAGAGAGATAAACAAAGCACACACAACTTTTATAGACTCAATAACTAAACACGCAGTACTTTTATAGACTCAATAACTAAACACGCAGTCAATGGAAGAATACACGCAGACATAAATCAAATAAGATCAGATGCAGGTGGAACTGTGACAGGTAGATTCTCTATGAGCAATCCTAATCTACAACAGATTCCTGCAAGACATCCAGAACTTGGACCGATGATTAGATCTATATTTATTCCAGAAGAAAAAACTACGTGGGGATCATTTGACTATTCACAACAAGAACCTAGAATTTTAGTACACTATGCAAAGTTACAAAACTTAACAGGTGTAGATGAGATTGTAGATGCATACAATGCAGGTGATGCAGACTTTCACCAGGTTGTTGCAGATATGGCAGGCATTGAACGTAAGCAAGCAAAAACAATTAACCTTGGTTTGATGTATGGTATGGGTAAAAATAAATTAATGGCAGAACTAGGTTTGATGAAAGAATCTGCAGAAAAATTAATAAAACAATATCATACTAAAGCACCATTCGTAAAACAACTGATGGACAATGTATCTCGTAAGGCAAATGATCGTGGTAAAATTAGAACTTTACTTGGTAGGTCGTGTCATTTTGATCTTTGGCAACCAACACAATTTGGTATATTTAAACCATTACCACTGGAGATGGCTAGAAAAGAATACGATGAGCCATTAAAACGTGCATTTACTTACAAAGCATTAAACAAATTAATACAAGGATCGGCAGCAGATATGACAAAGAAAAGTATGGTAGCTTTATATGAAAATGGTATAATACCACACATACAGATTCACGATGAGGTAGATATCTCTGTTGAGTCTGATAAAAAAGCAGAAGAAATAATAGAGATTATGGAATCTGCTGTGGAACTTAAGGTTCCAAATAAAGTTGATTATGAGCACGGGCCTAACTGGGGTGAAATAAAATAATGGCATACTTAAATGCAAACATACCAGCAACCTATGCACAGATACGAAGGGAGTATTTATATGATCTTAAAAAACATCACGGAGAAGTCGAAGACTGTATTATCTTTGGCCTCAGCTCTTTGGGTGGCAGGGCTATCTTATGGCACGCAATTATGGAAAATGGCGCAGTCTTTTATCGCCTGCCTATTAGTGCATTTATCCAACGCGGTTTCAAAGTCGAAGACGTACCAAAAAGAAGATTGGATGAACTGGAGCTTTGGAATTCTTTTAGTTATTATCCTACTGTTACTAGTTGGAATATTCTAAGCGCAGCTTCAGGAAAATATATTGGTAAAGATAAAAAGTGGCATTATGGTGGGTACTTATTTACCGTTGACTGGGCACACCCAGATGGTAATATATTAGATACCGATCATTCGGAAATACCACACGAACATAAGTGTGCACACATCATAGCCCTAGACGATGGGAACTATGCGGCGCAGCCAAATAACAGATGCATTTGGGACCTACCTTCATTCACAGTTAAGGATACAATTCCTGACTGGAAGGTGCAAACAAATGAATGGAATGTAGAAGATACAGGTGCGTGGAAGACAGAAGACACCGACAATTTCTTTTATGAGATTGAAGAAAAAAAATGAGGAACGTAAATGAATTTAGCAGATCTGTTAAAAAAGAATTTTGTATTAGTACCCGTAGTAGCTTCAGTGCTAGTCGGTACATTTACTGGCGTTCGTTATATTGTTAATCTTACAGACACCATCAATACTAACCAGCAAGAAATAGTAGACCTTAAAAGAGATTTAAAAGTTGCTGAAGATAAAATTGTAGATCAAAATACAAGACTAACTTCTGCAGAATCTACTTGGCAGATGGCAGAAAATTTATACAGACAACTAGCGGATCAAGTCAGAGAACACGACTATGATATTAAGGATTTAAACAGGTAATGTATGGAGGTTCTCAGGATGGATTACAGATTTACCGCAATACTAATTATAATGATAACATTGCTTGCTCTATTTGGTGGACCTGCATATCCTAAAAACGAATATCTTAACGAGTATGGTGTAAGATGTGGTGAAATGGAATTTAGAGTTGAAGATAGAAATAACGAACAAGATTATCATACGTATAATTCAAATGATTATGATAATGACTCACAAAATTTTAGTATAACTTACAGAAAATATTTAGGTACAGACTGTAAAACATCAAAAGAAAATGTACAAATCAAACAACAATTAGAATTAATGAAGATGTGTGGTAGGGTTAACAGCAATCCTAGTCTTGCACAGAATGAAAACTTTAGATTGTTAGTATCTAAATGTAGAGGTGTAACTCCTGCAAGAGATAACACTAGGCCATCTGACTCAAAAAGTTTGTGGGATGATATGAAAGATGAATACAAAAAAGAGAACCCAGAGGTCAATTTAATGGGAGATAAGCTTATAGGGCCTTCTAAAAGCAAATTGAAAATACCACCAAAAGACTATATACTGCCTCTACCAAAACCTAAAGATGACTAAACCATTAAACATATCAGAGTCCGCAGCTGTGCAGATGCCGATGAAAACGGTAGCGTCATTAATAATTTTAGTTGCTATGGGCGTGCTTGGATATACGGAGCTCACTTCAAGATTAGTATCTCTGGAGACATCACGTGAATTGTTTACAAATGATTTACTTAAAAAATCAGAACAAGTACCCGTGGACCAGGAGCAACATTTTTTATTAGAAGATTTATATAAGTCTGTAGAAAAGATGGAAGAGACTCAAGAGATGAATATAACTAACAAAGTTAATATAGAATTTTTAAGAGATCAATTAGAAAAAGCATTAAAAGATATTGAAGATTTAAAAGATAAAGTAAGAGCCAACGGAACCGGAGCGCATTAATGACAG